ACACAACCGCCAGGCAGTGCAAAGTATTGGAGAGGTTTGAATGAACGAAAAACAAATTGGTGACAGTACAGGCATGCAGATTAACTTACGCTGGTTTTTACAGATAATGGTTGGTGTAGGCATTGCAGTTTGGGGGTACTTTGGTTTGACAGAGAGGATTACATTCCTTGAGCATAACCTAAAAGTAGCTAATATCCAAGTTGATATGAATAGTGAATTTAGAATTAAGTGGCCTAGAGGTGAACTAGGTGCATTACCAGATGATGCGGAACAAAACATGAGATTAGATATGGTTGAAAAGACTTTAGAAAAGGTAGAAGAATCTATGAAAGAAACTCATAATAAGATTCATACCTTAGAGGACTATAAACCATAAGATCCAACGACGGGTCTAAAAGCACGACAACGACGTCCTTTTTAGTAAACAAGAAAAAAGGAGAAAGAAGATGTATCACGATTCAGGATTATGCGGATTCCTAAAAGGAGCCGATAGAATCTTTAACAAAAAGGCCTCACTATGTGAAGACCTTAAATTTACAATATACCTAAACAGTAAGAAGCCAGATCACGTTAAATTACCAAAGCACAAACTTATCTTAGCTAGACTAAAGACAATAAGTTGGTGGCAGGGTTTTCCAGACACATCAGGTTACACTGGATATAGGAATGACTAAGGAAGACAAAAAGAAATATTCCGAGTGGTTTAACCGATGGTACCATAGAGATGGACTTGGAATATATTATGGAAAGAAAGCAGATGGTAGAAGTATTGGAGCGGTAGATTAAGTTCAAAGCACTCTATTTCTAAGTCTCCGCCTTAAAAGGAGAACATTATGGCAAAAGAATTAGCGTCGGGTGTAAAACTATATAATACACCCAACTTAGACGAACTAGAGAAAGGCCCCTGGCCTTCGTTCGTCACAGGAATGAAAAGATTAGCATCCGACTCACACAAGGGTGCTTCAATGGTAAGAGATGTTTTAGCTACTTTAGAAACATCTTATGTAACTAAGAAAGGTTACTGGAAAGGTGGTACAGTAGGAGTTATCGGTTACGGTGGTGGAGTTATACCCCGTTTCAATGAATTGAAGAACTCTGACGGTACTACTAGGTTTAAGGATGCAACGGAGTTTCATACTCTTAGAATTCAACCACCTGCAGGTATGCACTATACCTCGGACCTATTAAGAAACTTATGTGATACATTTACAGACAATGGAGGTTCAGGCTTAATTGCCTTCCATGGTCAATCAGGTGATATTATGTTTCAGGGTGCAACTGAGAAAACTACTCAAACGATATTTAACGAATTAAACGATATTGGTTTTGATATGGGTGGAGCAGGTCCTGCAGTACGAACCGGCATGTCATGTGTTGGCGCTGCTAGGTGTGAGATGTCTAACGTGAACGAACAAGCAGTATTAAGAACACTTGTTAATGCGTTCTTAGATGATATGCATAGACCTGCATTACCTTATAAGATGAAGTTTAAAGTATCGGGTTGTGCTAACGACTGTATGAACTCTATTGAGCGTTCAGACTTCGCTACTATCGGTACATGGCGTGACGACATTAAGATCAATCAGACTGCTTGGAAGAAGATGGTTGCCGATGATGGTGTTGCTCACGTTAATGCTAATATCATTAGTAGATGTCCAACACAAGCAATGAAAATGCTTCCAGACACTAGTTTAGAGATCGATAATAAGAACTGTGTTAAGTGTATGCACTGTTTAAATGTTACTTCTCCAAAGACTCACAAATATATTAGTGATGCTTCAGAAGGTGCAATACTTGAACAAGGTGATGATAGAGGTGTAACAATTTGTATGGGGGGTAAAAGAACTCTTAAGATTGGTGACTTATTTGGTACAGTAGTTGTACCTTTCCTTAAAATGGATACTGCTGAAGATTATGAATACATCGAAGAACTTGCTGGTGAAGTTATTGACTTCTTTGCTGAGAATGCTTTAGAGCACGAACGCACCGGTGAAATGATCGAGCGTATCGGTATTGTAAACTTCATGGAAGGTATTGGCTTAGATGTTAATCCTAACATGGTAGAGAGCCCTAGATATATGTCTTATGTACGTATGGATAAATGGGATGAAGAAGCCGTTAAATGGTTCGAGAATAAAAATGAGAAAGCAATTGCTAATGGATGAATGGTATGACTCCCTCACTATGGGACAGAAGATGTCCTTGTGGGTTGAGTACAAGGCCGAAGGCGACTCGACCAATCAAGTTGTCGAAAGAGCATATAAACAATACTTAAAGACATTCAAGCTACGAGTAGCATAATGGATTTAGATGAAGAAGATTACTGGAGTTAAAAAAGAATGGCGAATAAAATAATTAAACTAAGTGCTACATGGTGTGGACCGTGTAAACAATATGCACCAATATTTAACTCATTTAAAGATGATTTAACTAGCTCCGGCTGGGAAATATCAGCTTTAGATATTGACACAGATGAAGGTAGAAAGGTTGCTGAGCAATTTGGTGTTCGTGCTGTACCTACAACCATCTTCTTAGAAGAAGGTAAGGAAGCTGTAATAAAGCCTGGTATTATCAGAAAAGCTGACTTCGGAGCTTTAGTAGGACTATAAAATGGCATACGGACCAAAAGTATTGGATCACTATGAGAATCCACGTAACGTAGGAGTTTTTCCAAAAGATGATATAACTGTAGGAACAGGCATGGTTGGAGCACCCGCTTGTGGCGATGTTATGAGACTACAGATTAAAGTTAAAGATGGTATTATCGAAGATGCTAAGTTTAAAACATATGGGTGTGGTTCTGCTATTGCTGCTAGCTCTCTTTTAACCGAATGGGTTAAAGGTAAGACACTAGACGAGGCTTCCGCTATTAAGAATATTGAAATCGTAGAAGAGTTAGAGCTACCTCCAGTTAAGATACACTGCTCTGTATTAGCAGAGGACTGTATTAAAGCTGCTATTAAGGACTATAAAGACCGTGTCCCTGCTAATAACTGATGAATGTATTAATTGCGATGTTTGTGCGCCAGAGTGCCCAAACGAGGCAATATATTTAGGCGATGAAATCTTTGAAATTGATGGAGACAAGTGCACAGAGTGCGTGGGTCATTTTGATACCCCACAGTGCGTTGAGGTTTGCCCAGTAGATTGCTGCCTACCTGATCCAATGAGGGTAGAAACCGAGGAGGAATTATTAGCGAAATTGCAGAAATAGAATTCAAGGATGGGGCAGCCCGTAAAGTTTCAACAATGATTGAAGCAGAGGGCAAACCAGAGTTAAAACTAAGAGTCTATATAATGGGCGGTGGATGCTCAGGATTCTCATATGGGTTTATGTTTGATGATAAAGACAAAGAAGGTGATAGTATAGTGATTAACGAAGATGTTACTCTTGTTGTTGATCCTATGAGTTATCAATACTTAATAGGCTCTACGGTAGACTATCTTGAAGATTTACAAGGATCTAGATTTATTATTAGCAACCCAAACGCTAAAACAACGTGTGGTTGCGGGAGTAGTTTCTCAGTATGATTAGTATAACTGAAGCTGGGGCAAATAAAGCCAAGGAGTTTTTAGAGAAGAGAGGTTCTGGATTTGGGTTAAGGGTATCGATAACAACGACTGGTTGTTCTGGGTATGCTTACCAACTAGAATTTGCTGATAGGATAACAGACGATGACTTGGAGTTTTTCTCCAATGGTATCAAATTAGTGGTGGATAAGAAGTCCCATGTACTAATTGATGGTACTGAGTTAGACTATGTTAAGGAAGGGCTTAATGAGGGATTTGAGTTTTATAATCCTTTATCTAAAGCAAAATGCGGATGCGGGGAGTCATTTACAGTATGATGGATAATTGGAGTAGCTTACATACATCAGAGCAAACTGAGTATGTAGAGTATGTATTAGTTTTAGTAGAAATGGGGAAAATTGCAGATATAGGGGACGAAGAGCTTATGAATAAGGCTATACGCATGCATAAGTGCGACGTACACCAAGGAGAGTTTTGGGAACTCTAATACAGTTCAAAAAACGAAGAAAACCACTAGAGGACCTATGGCCTGATCAGTGGGAGAAAGAGTACAACCCCACTTTTCTAGAGTTGCAAAGAACGATAAGCACCTTAGATAAGTGTAGAAATAAACTTATAAACGAATTAGCAGGAGCCGGAGTTCAATCCGAATTTGCTATAAGAGATAAGCTAAATAGGTGTGACTTTATGATGAGCACACTTATGGAATACTTAGTTGTAGATTAGCCCGCTTAACCGCGGGTTTTTTATTACTTAAGAAAAATGATGGTTGACAAGTTTCATAAATATGGTATAATATGTCTCAGTATTTAGAATAAATACTACATGTGTTGCAATTCTGCAACAATCTTAAAAGGATACATTATGAATAAAAATATTATGTTAGCAGCTTTATTTGCTGCTGGAGCTGCAAGTGCAGACGTCTCAATTAACGGCGCGTACGAAGGTACATTTACAGAAGGCGGAGCAGCTACGTATGCTCAAGACCTAGACCTAACATTAGTGGGTTCAGCTGCTGGTGCCAAAGTAACTGTAATGATAGAAGATTTAACAGGTGGTTCAACTTTAACTACTAGTCAAGTATTTGTACAAGCAGGTATTGAAGGTTTAGACTTTAAAGCTGGTAACTACAAGTCACAAAACGGCTCTGGTTTATTACAGGCGGAAAGTGCCGCAACTAATCAATTTGAAGTAGGTACTTCAATTGCTGGTGCTTCAGTAACTATAGGACAAGTATCAGGCGAAGGTAAGGCTACTATGGATGCAGGTTTCGAAGTTGCTGGTTTAGATGTTACTGTACAAAACGTATCTGCTACTGACCGCTTTATTACTGTAGTTGCTAACTTCTTCGGATTTGGTACTACTATCGAAACACAAGAAACTGCTACTGGTCGTAATACTGCAGTAAGTGCAGGTCTTGATATTGCTATCGCAGAAGGTACTTCTATTAATGTTACTGGTGTTTACATTGACGTTGAAGATACTGCAGGAGTCACTCAAAACGACGGTATTTTAGGTGATGTATCAGATGCTAATACAGGTTCTACAGTTACAGCAGGTATAGCCTCTTTAGCTACTGATATAGGTACTGTAACTGGTAAGTATATTATCAAAAATGATTTAGATACATATGTTGCTGAACTAGAGCGTGGTATTATGAAGTACGAATACTCTAAAACTGAAGATGCAGATGGCATATTCAGTGCTAAACTAACTGTTGCATTTTAAACTATAGCTAGTTAACAAGAACCCGCTTAACCGCGGGTTTTTTATGCACGTAAGAAAAATAGTAGTTGACATTTTGCTCATATTTTGATATAATAGCATATAAAATGGAGGTATAAATGAATAATCTAGCAAAAGTGGAAGATGCGCACATAAGTCCAGAAGGCCTGGAAATAGCAAACACCTATTTAAAAACAACCTCAGTTGCAGAAACCGCTTTAACTTTAGGACTTCCCGAAGATCAAGTATCTCGTTACTTGGGGCAGCGTGAAGTGAAAAAATATGTAGACACTGTTTTTCTTGATATAGGGTATAGAAACCGTTTTAAGTTAGCGGGTGCCTTAGATGATATCATTGAGCGCAAACTGGAAGAACTAGAAGAAGCAGATATGACATCCAACAAGGATATCGCAGACTTACTGCAAATGGCTCATAAAATAAGAATGGATGAGATTAAAGCTCAGACAGACTCAGCTAAAGCAGAGCAATCTACTATCAAGAATCAAACAAATGTTCAGATCAATGATAATAGTACGTTCGGTGAAGGCAACTATGGGGAGTTAATGAAAAAACTATTAAAGGATGGATAAATGCACTATATTGAACAACGTATGAATAAGTTCCCTGACCTAGCAGACGAGGACATTTTAGAAATGTACCCAGAAGCTACCCAGGGAATGATCGACGAATTTAGAAAGAATAATAAAGGAGAGGCAAATGAGCCAAGCAGAAAGAGCGTACTCAGTTTTACAAAAACTAACGACTAAGGAAGCACCCAAAGGTGAGGACTTCGATTCATGGACACTAAGGTGTATTGAGGCTTTGACAGACAAAGTATCAGCAATGGATTTAGAACTCACAAAATTAAGGATTAAAAACAAATGAAACTGGAAAAAGTAAAACGCAAAATTGCAGATGGCTATAGTGATGGAGAAATCGCTAGTATGTCAGGTATGGCTATAGAAGAAGTGGCTAAATTAAGAGCACCAGCTCCTGTAGTTAAAAAACAGCAGGACGCTCCTAAGCCCGTAGCAAAAAAAGCACCCACAGCTTCTAAACCTGTGGAGAAACCTGCCGAGAAGTAGTTGTGGAGAGTAGGGTAAACTCTATTGAAACTGATCTGGAGATTCTTAAGAGGGATATGAGCAGCTGTCAGGCAGCACTACATAAGGACATAGAGTTCTTAAAGTTAAGGGATCCGCAGTTACCTAAATGGCTCAAGAACGCAGCTGGAGCAGTAGTTATAGCTATCTTTGCCCAAACGATATCAACAGTATGGTGGGCAAGCGAACTTAGTGCTAAACAAAAGGCTTTACAAGTACAAACGGAGAAGAACACGGCTTTTATAGAGGGGTGGCCAACGATGCATAATGAAGTAATGGTTGGCTTAGCTGAAATTAAATCAGAGAGCCGTCATATGAAAGAGATGCTACACTCCCTAAAAGAGGAAAATTCTGCGATTAAAGCTAAACAGTATGGCCACTTCAAAGACATAAACGGACAATTTGCAGACTAATAAAGCTTAAAAGGAGATATATGGTAGACTTTGACGATGAATGGATAACTTCAATTTATGAAAATTGCGCAGTTGCAATGGAAGGTTTACAGGCAAAAGAAGGAACACAAGAGTTAAGCCCAGAGGAACAAGGATTAAGCAACTTATGCGAAGTTGTGGTCTATTTGTACAACGAGGTTTACGAGGACCCCGCGCATGTTAAAAACGATACCGTTTCTAGCAGACGAGTCCTACACTAATTTGAGACGACCTATACTAAAATAAACCCGCCGTTGATTCGGCATATGGACTAACTGAGGGTTATCTTAAATACACAAATATAAGGCTTTCGGGGAGTCTAGTATTTTCACCCTTTCCGAAAGGAGAGGGTTTTCTATTATGGATTTAATATTATATACTTTAGCAGACGAAGAGATACACAGAGTAGAGTCTCTAATAGAAAGCAATATACCTAAAATCGAAGCACTAGTTCCTGAGTATATGAAAATATACAATGAGTTATGTGGCCCAGCTACCGAGAAAGAGAAAGATATAAGCCTAAAAAAGATGTATAAAGAAGCGTCTATTAAGGTTCATCCGGACAAGGGAGGGGATGAAGAAGTGTTTAAGGAACTATCTTCTGCATATAATGAAGGGGATACTCGGAAGTTCATGAACGCCTACAATAAAGCAATGGGAAACCAAGTTGAAGTTTTAGGTGAGCTTATGAACACCAATGGATATAAATGGGCCTTGATGTATGAGGAAGGAAGGTTCGATGAAGTTAGACAGGCTTTTTTAAAGCACTTATTAAATGAAATATATACACTGGAGACTAAATGAAGGTAATATTGATTTTTATGTTTTTATTTTTATCTGGATGTACTACGTTTTCAAGCACTAGTAATAAAGTTAAACCACCTGTAAAACATACCTCTATAGTAACTATAGTAGAGGAAGACATCGACTCTTACGAAGAGATCGGGGAGGAAGACCTTCCTAGTATGGAAAAGATTTTAGAGGGTTTTATGCCCTCTTATTTATTATTCTAATATCAGCGGTTATAGCCACTATTAGTACAAAAAGGGATTAATGTCAAAAAAGAAAAAGATGACGGCGTCTAGCGCCATTTCAAAGTTAAATTTAAGTTTACAACCTATTGAAGCAATGACTGATGCACAACAGCATTTCTTCGACAACTACGATAAAGGAAACTCTCAATTATTAATGGGGTTCCCTGGCACTGGTAAAACATTTCTCAGCCTATATAAAGCCTTTCAAGATATTATCTATGGGCAGATGGATGTACAGCAATTAGTAATAGTACGAAGCGCAGTCCCTACTAGGGATATCGGCTTCTTGCCTGGAAACCTCGAAGAGAAGTCCCAGGTGTACGAATTACCATATAAAAAGATATGTTCAGAACTATTCGGTAGAGACGATGCATACGAAATTCTAGTAAAACATGGAGTAATCCGTTTTATGATTACCTCTTATGTTAGAGGGCTAACGCTAGATAACTGTATCGTAATTATGGACGAGTTTCAAAACTGTACATCTCATGAGGCTGATTCAGTATTAACTAGACTAGGTCAAAACTCTAAAGCACTATTCTGCGGAGACTTTATGCAGACAGACTTCACTAAACGATCAGATAAGGATATCTGTAAATTCGTTGAAGTATTGGGCTCTATGCCAAACTGGTTTAGTGTAAATCACTTTCAAGCAGAGGACATTGTTAGAAGTGGCATAGTAAAGGCGTATATACAAGCCAAGTACCTTATTCATAAGGACGGATATTAAATCATTATGTTTCTCAAACTAACAAGGTGTATAGCCGAAAAGAAGTGTTTTCAATCATGGACATGGGTAAAGTGTAAGTGTCTAGCATATGTAATTGCTTGGATGGTACTAACCCCAATAACAATTGCGGCCTTCGCACTATTTATGGACCAGGCTTTCTCATGAAGATGGTAATACATCACGTGCTATTCGCTTCTTTAGCTCTATTTCTTGGGATCACCTTAGTACAAAATGCCAAAGCTTTAGACGACTTCGATTTAGCTAAGTATGGGCCAGATCAAAAAGTAGAGTTAGTAAGGACCGATTTTGTACTTAAAATTATAACGTATACAAGTAGAGATCGTCTAAATAAGGCTTTTGAGAAAGCAACCGGTAAGCCGTTACCTGAGGGTGCCGGAGTACGTGGGTTCACTAATGTTAGACCCGATGAAGATGTGTGCTATGTACATATTATATTAGCTGAGATATGGGATGACAGAGAAGCGATGGCCATAATGGGCCACGAGGTATATCACTGTACCTTAGCAGATCATAAGGACGTAATGGCTGTTTTGCCTATTACGGAGGATCCTAAAGATACCTCTATAAACGGCGCAGATATCGAAGATTTATATGCTGAGGATAGAAGGCTTGAACTTAAGTGGCTAAAAGAAGATTATGAAAAGATGGGAATTGAGGTAAATTAATGACAAAACAAAACTACCTCTAAGCGCAGTAAGGAGAAAGTATGTTTGGATTACCAATCGAAGCAATAAGTATGTTAGGCTCTACCGCTATGGGCGGTATAATGAAAATGTGGGGCCAAGCTCAAGCCGATAAAGCGGAGCAGCATAAGATGTTACTGCAAGGTAACTTACAAATCGAAAAAGGTGTTAATAACGCTAGGCAGATGCAAAACCCTAATGCTGCGTGGATCAGAAGATTCATAGTAGTATTCAGTCTTTTAGCAGGAGTCGGAATTGTATTTATGGCGCCAATTATGGGTGTATCTACCAATGTACCCATAGAGGTAACCGAGGGGTTCAAATTCTTATTTATTGATACTACTCATACCGTTACAGAGTATATTAAACTAGATGGATTTGTTACCCCAGAGTGGCTACCTGTAGCTATAATGAATATTATTGGCTTTTATTTTGGGTCTGCAGCAATGAAAAGATAGCCCACAAAGGTAATTTTTACCACCTAAGAAATTTAGTATTGACAAATTACGAAAACCTGGTATAATTTTGTACTTGTCAATACTGACAAATCTTAAATATAGGAGAATATATGGTAGATAAAATTCTGGGCTGGATTAAAGCCGCAACAGAGGCCGGAGTAGCATTAATTGCTCTAGCAATAGTTTTACAAGTGATCTTTGGCGGAACTGTACCGTTCATTGGTGGAGATGTTATCGGAACTATTACCGGCATCATTACTAACCTAGGTAACGCAGGACTTGTAGGTCTAGCAGCACTTGCAGTAGTATATCACATTTTTACTAAAGACTAAATCTGTGAATAAAGCCTTACGTTAGTAGGGCTTTTTTAATTTTATTTTATGAGGAATATTAATGCTAGAAATAAGCAGAAGCGACGTACGATCAGATGAATTAGTTGAGTACCCAAAAGATGAGAGGTTTATAAAACTTCCAATCCAACAGTATATGGAACTTTTAGGAATAACTCCTATTGCATCTCAAGTTGCACTGATTAACGCACTTAATAATCCTAAATATCGTTTTGTTGTAGCAGCACTGTCTAGAAGACAAGGTAAGACTTATATAGCAAACATAATTGGGCAGTTAGTAGCACTTGTACCTGGTACAAATGTTCTAATCATGAGTCCTAACTATTCACTATCACAGATTTCTTTCGATCTACAACGAAATCTAATTAAGCACTTCGACTTAGAAGTAGCCAGAGACAATGCTAAAGACAAGATAATAGAGCTAACAAATGGAAGCACTATTCGTATGGGATCAGTCAATCAGGTTGATAGTACCGTTGGTAGGTCTTATGATCTTATTATGTTCGATGAAGCGGCACTAGGTGATGGAGGGATGGACGCGTTCAACGTAGCCCTAAGACCTACACTAGATAAACCTAATAGTAAGTGTCTATTTATATCTACCCCACGTGGAAGAAATAACTGGTTCTCCGACTTCTACCAACGCGGGTTCAATGACGAGTACGATAACTGGATATCACTACGAGCCACATACCACGAAAATCCTAGGATATCCCAAAAAGATATTGATGAGGCTAAGAAAGGTATGTCTAAGGCTGAGTTTGAACAAGAGTACTTAGCCTCTTTTAATACTTTCCAAGGACAAGTATGGGACTTCAACTACGAAGAATGTGTGGCAAACCTTGAGGAACTTGATACTTCCAAGATGGATGTATTTGCAGGTCTTGACGTTGGTTACCGCGATCCTACCGCATTTTGCGTTATTGGGTATGATTGGGACTCACAAACATATTATATTTTAGACGAGTATATGGAAGCTGAGAAGACTACTGAGCAGCACGCTGAAGTTATTCAAGCACTAATTAGTAAGTGGGATATAGACGCGATCTACATCGACTCCGCAGCTCAGCAAATGCGTTTCGATTTAGCCCAGAACTACGATATTTCAACTATCAATGCAACTAAGAGTGTACTGGATGGGATTGCGTCAGTCGCTACAATTGTGGATAATGACAAATTGATAGTAGATCAAAAGTGCGACCACACTCTAATGGCATTAGATCAATACCAGTGGAATCCTAATGAGAACCTACTAACTGAAAAACCGGTACACAACATGGCATCTCATATGTCAGATGCCCTGCGCTACGCCTTATATACGTTTGTAGCAACGGATATAACGTTTTAGGGTATACCAGGTCAAAAATAGCTCTTGACTTTTCTGTTGAAATTTGATATAATTGCCCATATACAGAGAAATTTTAAGAAATCAACCTATGAGTGAACTTAAACGTGATAAGATTAAATACATAAGAGACCGCGCAAAGTCCGCTTATGTAAAGGACGAGGAATGTTACATCTGTGGTGGAACTGAGTCTTTAGACTTCCACCACTTTTTAAGTGTAACGGAACTTCTTGATAAGTGGATTAAAGTAAAGAAACTAGTTATATCGACTGCGGAAGATATGATGGAAATGAGGGATGAGTTTATTGAAGCACACCATAAAGAAATTTATGATGATACAATTACTCTTTGTCACAAACATCATTTAAAACTGCATTCCATATACGGTAAGAAACCTGCTTTAGTCACTGGCCCCAAGCAGCAACGCTGGGTAGAAAAAAGAAGAGTAAAAGAATATGGGAATAATTAAGAATTTGATTCAGAAACTGAATCCGGCGCAGCCACAAATAGCGGCAGCCCAAGGAAGTCAAGGACCCCTAGAACCTTCATTGCCTTATGAAAGAGCATATGATAGATTAGAGGTGGTTAATCGCGGTGTTAATATGATTGTTGATGCAGCAGCGCAGATCAATATAGATGTAGGAGACAAAGAAGCATTCCCCGGAGTAGCAACTATTAGACATAAAAAGCTAGTAACTCTACTTAACAGGAATCCTAACCCGTATCAATCAGCAGATGCTTTTAAGAGAAACATCTTTCTAGATATGATTATGGATGGTAATGCCTTTATGTATTATGATGGTGCAAGTTTATACCATCTACCTGCCGAGAACGTTACTATTATTCCAGATAAGAAAACATTTATCAAAGGGTATGATTATAACGGAACTAAATATAAAGCTGATGAGATTATACATATTCAAGATAATTCATCAGGTTCAATATATCGAGGTAAGTCAAGATTAAGCTCAGCTAAACGCTCAATCAACTTGTTATACGATATGAAAGATTTCCAGATGAACTTCTTCAAAAATGGAGC